GCATTTAACAATGGAAATACCGCATTAAATTGGGATACATCAAGTGTTACATCTATGCAATATATGTTTTATAATGCTACAGCATTTAATCAACCTATAAGTTTGTGGGATACATCTAATGTTACAACTATGTCTGGTATGTTTGAAAGTGCTACAGCATTTAATCAAAATATTGGCAATTGGAATACATCAAATGTTACAAATATGTCATATATGTTTGAAAGTGCTACAGCATTTAATCAAAATATTGGCAATTGGGATACATCTAATGTTACAACTGGTATGATTAATATGTTTAGCAATGCTTCAGCATTTAATAATGGAGAAACAACCAATACAGGGAGTAATCCATTAAATTGGAATACATCAAATGTAACTGGCATGTATTCCATGTTTAGCAATGCTACAGCATTTAATCAACCAATAAATACAACCGGTAATTACTGGAATACAACAAATGTAACTAATATGGATAGCATGTTTGACAGTGCTACAGCATTTAATCAAAATATTGGCAATTGGGATACATCAAATGTAACTGGTATGATTAATATGTTTAGCAATGCTTCAGCATTTAATCAACCAATAGGCAATTGGAATGTATCAAAAGTAACTAATATGTCTTATATGTTTTATCAGGCTACAAATTTTAAACAAAATATCTCAAATTGGACCCCTTATGATTGTACAGATATGTCTCAAATGTTTGAAGAAATAGATATGAATAATCCTAATAGTGCCACAAATCAAGATAATTATAATGCACTTCTAAATTCGTGGGGAACAAATCCCAAACTATCTTTACTTCAAAATAGTGTAACTTTTGGGGCAGGTTTAAGCAAATATACAATTTCAATAGCAGACACCGCGCGCTCAAATTTAATGACATCAACCGGAAGTGGAGGAAAAGGATGGACCATAACAGATGGGGGTGGGGTATAAAATATTAAACCCAAACTAACATAGAAGTAAATCCTAATTTGAAAATTGTAAAATATAATATAATATTTTTTACAATTTATATTTAATGAAATTGAACAATAATTTCAACCTTTTCTTTTTTAATGCTTTTAGTTGCTGAAATTGACAATTCTTCTCTTTTCTTTCTTGTTTTTGAATTATCAGTAATTATTTCTTTACGTTTAGAAGTGCTATTACGATTATTCATATCTTTTTCAATATCAGCGTAATTTTGCTCAATATAATCAATCACTTTATTTTCAAGTGTCCATTTAAAAAAGTTTAATTGTCCAATAGTAGTTTCAATAGATGTGCCATTTTTATAAGGAATACTAATACGATCCCACCGGCAAAAAGGATCGAATCTTTTCTTAGAATAAGCCTTTAATTTAAGTTTATAGTCATCATAAACTTTAAAACGTCTAGTAACATTATCATTTGTCCCTTCAATAACATAAAGAGTGTAATATTTTTTAGCGTAATTAGTAGCAAACCAATCAACAATACGAAGTGAAATTTTAGTTTCACCGGTAATAATCTTTAAAATTTTATCTAAGTTATTATTGAGATTATACATTCCATCCAAGTCATAAGTTTTATAAAAAATCATTAAATTTTTAAGCAATAAATCATTTTGCGTTGTATAATTAGAATTATTCATTAATAAGGCTTTAATTATTTATTTAAGTAGTTTTATTTTTAAATAAATAATTTAGATAATTAATTATTAATTATTTATTATCTAAAATAATTATTATCTAAATTAATATTATTATGGCTGTTTCTTTAATGGATAAATATTTTGGTCCTTTGCCCAGAGAATATTGTGTTTACTTTTATGCATTATCAATCGCGTGTGGTGTAATATTTGTAGCAACTATTTTGTCAACAACTTATTTTATGGTAAATCATGTTAAACAGGTTAATGCTATGTTTATCATTAATTCTGCTTTAATTTTGTTAAATACCTTTTTAGCATACTTAGCAAATCGTTTACTTCATACAATGTGTGTTAAAAGTATTTAAAACTAATATCTTTTAAAAAATAATATCGTAATATAAATGGACAATATGAATACCCTCCCCCTACTATTCTTGAATTTACATTGGAAAATATTGGTACAGCGTCTGGTGTTATTATTGCGTTAGCAAGTAAAGACTTCATTTATTCATTTGTAAATGATATAATTCTACTATTATTAAATCATTATTTATTTTTTTCAAAAAAATCTAAACCGAACTTTAAAATGTATTTTCAACTTTTTTAACTTTTATATTAGTTCTTTTTAATACATATCTATTTTATAGTCTATTATTAAAATTGTATAGAAAGAAAGATGAAAAGAAAGATAAAAAAGATGCAGATAAAAAAGAATAAAACAAAAAAATGTTAATTCTATTTATTTTTAGGCATTTGATTCTTCTTTAGGAGTTTCTTTTGATTTTTCAAATGTTGTATTTATAGGTTTTAAAAACATGTCACGAGTAACAATATCATTTACATAACTGGTTTGTAAAAAAGGATTAAATCCTCTTTGAGCAATCATTTCTCTATCAGCTATTTTTGTATCTAAATCTTCACGTTTGGTTCCGTTTCCACTTTGATTTCTAGAAAACATTGAGTTTGTTATGTTTAATAGGTCAGAATCTTGATTAAAAAAAGATTCATCTGCTAAAGATTGGCTTATAGCGTTTGTTTGTGAATCATATACTTGTTCTTCATTTTTAGAAACTTTTTTTTCTGATTTAGCGCTTTTATAATAAGTTTCGCCGGTACTCCATTTCCAGGTATTGTACATTATTATAATGATTGTTAAAATAATGCATTATTAAACTTAAATCTTATTTAATAACTCCCTCTTTAATAATAACCATATTTTTTGTAAACATAAAAGCATCTTTGTTAGTTCTTCTCCTTTTTAAATTACATTCTAAACAAGCTATAACTAAATTTCCATTATTATGCCCAATATCATTATTAATTCTATCAAGAGACCATTGTTTTAATTCTCTAACTCGTTCATAAAGAATATAAACTTCATTAGAACAATAACAACATTTCATATTTGAGTTTTTTAACAAATTAATTGTCTCTTCAAAACTAACAAATTCTTTTTCATTTAAAAATTTTTTTAATATATCCTGTTGTTTATAACAATATAATTTTGTTTTTATATGAGATAACATTTTTGAAATATATTTGTTATTATTTTCATTATTAATAAAATTCTCACCCATTAAAATATTTATTTGTGTTTCATGAGATAATTCTTCTTCGTTTAAACCCCAAGTTTTTGTTTCTACTCTCATTTTTTTTTCCTTTTCCCAATTTATTTTTTTTGTAGATTTATTGTTGTGTGGTTCTTCTAATATTATGTTTTTTATATTAGAATTATTATTATTATTGATATCCATTAATATATTATATTAATTTATAATAAAATTAATTTAAACATAATTTTATTATACATATTTTTATATTATTATATAAAACTAAGTTAAAATCTATTTTACAATATAATGTATAAATGAATAAACAACCAAATTGTGATAGTAATGAGTTAACCTCAGTTAAATGCAAATCGTCATTTTTTACGAGTTTACAAAATGAATTTTCTCGTTCTGAAAGTAAATCATCAATTGATTTAGAAAATTTAGATAAATTTCTTGAAAATGAAAAAATTACAAACTCAAATGAACCTTGGAGCAAATTAGATAAAACTGCTAAAATGAGAAAATTAACCTTATTTGCAGAGAACTATAAAGTTGAGAATAATTTAACTGATTTAGAATATGATAAACTTATTTCTTTTTTTAAAGAATGTTTAGATAAAAAAAAATTACAGCGGGTTAAAGATGTTAATTATAATAAGGATACAGGTGAAATAAAAAATATACCAGCGTTATTTTTTAATAAACCATTAATCCATTTTACACTTAAAAATATAGATAAAAGAGTATCTACTTTAAAAGGATTGGCACCAAAGAAAAAACAAGGAACTGCCAAAAATATTAAAAATATAGATGATTCTGACTCTGATAAAGACGACTAAATATTATTGTAATACTAGTACTACTATTTTTATTATTTATAAGTAGGTTATAAGTAATTTAATGTAATATTTAATAATAAAAATAGTATAAAAATAAAATAATATATTATAAATATGTTTGAACTAATTGATATTACCGATAAAATTATACCTGAAATAGAATATCAATACTTTAATGATTCCGATTTTTTTGAATTATATGAAACTTGTTTATATTTAATGGAAGAATTTATTAAAGACTACCCTACTTTTGTTTCTGATCCAGATTTTGAAGATATTTTTGACGAAAATATTCAAGAATTAATGTATTCACTATTTGAATTTGATATATTTTATACAGAAGAAGCGGAAGACGAAATAAATGATATTATTGAATACGCTAAAGACGATTTTTTTAAAAATTATATGCCGCCACGTTCTTATTCTAATACAATTATTTTAGAAGACCCACATAATAATTATATTACACAACAAATAAATGTTCTCAGGAATAAACCTCAACCAGTTCAAAGAACAAAAGAATGGTATGAGTTTCGACATAATTTAATTACTGCTTCAAATGCGTATAAAGCATTTGAAAATCAAAAGGTAAAAAATCAACTTATTTATGAAAAATGTAAACCATTAAACCCAACTTTATATGCAGAAGAAATAACAGAAGTTATAATGGTAAATACTAACACTACACTTCATTGGGGACAAAAATATGAACCACTCTCAGTTAAAATTTATGAACATATGTACGATACAAAAATAGAAGATTTTGGGTGCATTCAACACAAAACTTATTTATTTATCGGAGCATCTCCAGACGGAATTAATGTTGATCCACATTCAAAGCGATATGGTCGCATGTTAGAAATTAAAAATATTGTTAATCGAGAAATAAATGGAATACCTAAAAAAGAATATTGGATTCAAATGCAACTTCAAATGGAAGTTTGTGAATTAGACGAATGTGACTTTTTAGAAACAAAATTTACAGAATATCCTGATTATACATCATTTTTATGTGATACTGAAAATGAAGACAATTTATGTTTATCAAAAGACAAATGTATGAAAGGACTTATGATTTACTTTCATACAAAAGAAGGTAAACCATTTTACGTTCATAAACCATTAGATATGATTCATTCTAATGATATTACTTTGTGGCAAGAAAACATAGTAGATTATTATCAAGGTAACTCTGAATTTAATTATATATATATGAAGACACACTATTGGAAATTAGAAAAATTCAGTTGTGTGTTAGTTTGTAGAAATCAACAATGGTTTAATGATAATGTTAAACAATTAGAAGATATTTGGAACACTATTACAAAAGAAAGAGTTACTGGTTATGGGCATCGTGAACCAAATCGCAGACCAAAAAAAATGGATAATAATGTAGATAAACCATCCGAAGGTTGTTTGTTACATTTTAATAAAGAAACATGTAAAATAAATGTTATAAAAAAACAAACCCAAGATATTGAGTTTGATATCGACGTTGATTTTGACAATGTTTAATATTACCTTAATAATGATATAATATTTTTGTATTATTTTATAGAGCAATAGGTAAATCATCCCTAATGAAAGTAGCTTCGCCATTTCTATTCCAACTAACAACCATTGTAATTATCTCTACACCTGCTTCTATTGCTTCTTTAAACGCATCTCTATATTCTGGATCAATAACAGATGGTTGAAATCTATTAGTATCAGTTCGTTGTATAACATAACACATTATACAACGAATTTGAATTTCTTTTTCTTTTTGTATCAATGTTTCTTTTTTTATCAATGTTAATTCTCTAATATGTTTTAATGCTCTTGGACTAACAGGTTCAGAAGGTTTCTTGTTATAATTGTAAGGAAAATAGGATACTTTTGAATTAAAGTCTCTATCATTAAAATTCATTTTAGTCCTCTCTTTAAAGCTAACGTTTTCATAGTCAGCTAATGGCACATTTTTTACTTCCATTATAAATGGAATACAATTTTGGTCTATACCAGTAAAATCAAAACGTGAATCTATTTTATCTTTAACATAAATAGCAGTTTCTCTTCTATATCTTTTAATATTTTGTAATTTCGTCAGTAAGTTTGCGTTCAAAGCTGCTTCGGTTAATGTTTCTGCCAACTTTGGGTGGATTCCAATAATTTGTTCATATTCTCTCTCTCTTAATACTGATAAGTATACAGTATGTGTACATTTCATATTTGCCTTATTTTTTGGTTTTGATTTTGAATTTGGACTTAGAGATATTAAAACAGACGCATTTACGTCAGCAAGTCCACAACAACCTAATGAAGCAGTATGACCTAAAACTTCTTCATCATTGCATAAAATATCAGCAACATATGGAGTTTTGATATATTTTGAAGGGCGTTTAATAACCTGTCCTTCAATAAGATTATCTAATTTTATTAAAACTTGCATTCTTTATTTACTTACAATAAGTATTGTAATTTTTACTTCAATTTTTTATTTTAATTACGAGTTTTATTATTTTATTTTTATGGTTCAGTTATAAAATAACCAACTCTTAAACCTTGTTGTACTGGAGGTAATGGCAAAGTAATATTTGTTTTAGTATCTTTTTTATTTTTATATAAGGCACCACAAAAATCTGCGCGCACACAAGTTCCATTATCTGGATTATCATAATATTTCAAATTGTTAGTTACCTGTTTATATGAACCTAATTTAAATACAGGATAATGCCACCATATTTGATTATAATTATTGTTTGAAGTTTCATTTTTATTTATTAGAGGATAATCATTTAATATTGCTTGGCTAACAGATTTTGGAAAAGTTCCAGGCGTTGATAAATCATACATTCCACTAAATCCTTCAATCTTTTTATATAAATTTAATACTAATATAAGTATTAAAAATATAATACCACCTATAACAAATTTATATTTCATATAATATAAATGTATATAAAAAACTTAATTATTTAATTTTAAAAGTGACTTAAAATTAAACTACCAAATATATATACCATGGAAACAACATATATGCGTGTTACTAAAAGAAATGGAGAATTAGAAGAAATTGCCTTTGATAAAATTCAATCACGAATTAAAAAATTAGGCGAAGAAGTTTCCATTCATATAAATTATCCACAATTAGTTATGAAAGTAATCGATCAATTATATGATAAAATTTCTACAACCAAAATAGATGAATTAGCTGCTGAACAGTGTGCCTCACTTTCTACGCTAAATCCTGATTATGGCACTCTTGCTGGACGCATTATTATTTCTAATCATCAAAAAAATACAAATTCATTATT